CATACCGCACGCACCTTCGGTGTAGTGCCACACAAAGCTGGCCTGCATTTCAGTCAAGCTATACTCGTTGTCCTTATCAAATTGAATCGGCGCTTGTGATTTCTTACTGGTTGGCTTTTTTGGTCTTGGCATGTTTGTCCTTCTTCTTAAATATTCTCTCCCACTCTCGATTATAAACCGTCTGTTTGGTTGGCCGTCTTTTAGAACCCTTACTCATAAGTGTACAGTGTAGAGTGTATAGCACTTCTATTATATATATTATGTAACGCGTAAGAATGTATTCTTATACTTAATCTTATTATAGTATATATATACACTATACCCTTATATATAGGAAACGTAGTCATAGCAAGGGATTGCGACAGGGTACAGCTACTTTCACTATACCCTGCACTATACCCTTTTTCCCCTTGAAATCTCATCGAAAGAAGCGATCCACAATAATTACCGCGATACCGACCACAACAATCGAGGCCGCCAACACTGCAAAAAAGGTAACAGCTGCCAGTAAAATAATCTTAATAACCGACTCAATCATCAAAATTTACTCGAATAATCTGAATAACTATCATCATCTCCAGCTGCGCTGTAATCGAGATCAAAGATCTTCTTGCCGTTTGACCGGCGTGGCTCGATGCCTCTATCGTGTAACACCCGACTTGCTTCTTTGAAGTCAGGCATCCTTGGCGCCTTGATGCCAAGATCACGCAACAATTTTGTCATTTGCACTGGCTTCGTATCCTCACTATCGAAGTCCACATGCTCCAAAATCAGATCCTCTACACTCGACTGCGTACGGTACTGCTCGTTGCTGTTTTGCAAGAGCTCACGCTCATCGGGTGAGAGAAACCAATTCTTCTGTCCAGGCACATACATCGTCTCTTTGACCTGCGCCCATAGTTGTTGCATGTTGACACCGTGATTGACATTGATATCGCGCACTGCCAATACCCAAAATCTTCGATTGCCCGACGTGTCCGTCAAAAACTCACGTGCATTGACTGACGCATAAAACGCCGTCCTGCGCTGATAGGTCGTAAACGCCCGATCATACGGCAACCTCAGCTCATCCGTCTTCGCCGTCACAAACGCTTTCAGCTGATCGATGTCCGACTTTTTAAACGTCGACTCGATCTCGCCTAGCTCTACAATCCAATGGCTAACCGCCCGCTTGACGCTGTCTTTATCCGATGGATTCAGCGTTGCACCTTCTAACAGCCAACCTTTATTGTAATCACATAGTCGCTTAAACCATAAGGTTTTCCCGAGTCCTTGAGCACCCTGCAACACGAGGATCCCTTCGAGCTCAACGCCATTCTTTTCAAAGGCAGCAGCTACGCAAGATATGAGCCATTTTTTCAGCAACATATCGCGTAACTGCGCCGACTCCTCCGTTGTCAACGAGTCCAAAAAGTCTGGCAGTCTATCGACTCCATCCCACGGCTCGCTCTCTATCCATTCTTTCACTGGGTTGTATTCGCGTGCTAAGACTTTGAGATAGTCGCGCACTTTAGTGTGTGGTATACCCATATTAATGCACCGATTTTCAATCTCAATTAGGCTGGCCTCCTCATGCATGTCAGCGATAAAAGTCATGTTCGGTATGTCTATCTCCATCTTCTTCTTAATCACGTTGTAACGCACATCAACGCCATGCGTTGCTAATACCCCGCCGATATTGTCTTTGGTGTTCAAGAAGCGTCCGCTTGCAGATCTGACAAAGTCAAACTCCACCGGCACATCGACACTCTGCATGACCACCTCGCCTTCGACGACTGCAACTTCGTTCTTGTGGTCATTATAGTCGCCCTTGCTCTCAGGCATTTGGATCTCGGCATAACCACCGACTTTCTTGATATAGGCTGCTGCTTTCTTTGCTTCCTTCTCACCTGTTTTACTATCGTCATTATCGGCGACAAAGACGTGTTTGTGATTGGGAAAGTATTTATACATGACCTCAGCCACTGGCGAGAGATTAAACGCATCAAAGGCAACTACTACCGGCTGTGACCTATCTGCATAAATCGACGCTGCGGTCGCATAGCCTTCGGCATAATTGAGGGTATCTGAACTATTAAAGATCTCTCTG